TGGTGGAGCAGCTACTTCAGCTTATGCTGGTGAATTTAAACCTCAGTCTGTAGATCCTAATGGGGCTTTACCTGAAGGTAGTGTTGGATTAGATCAAATAATGAATTTATTAAATAAATAATGGCGTTTGGAGCTAAAAAAATATTTCCTGTAGACTTAAAACCTGGCACTGCTGTTGGGGTGGCTCTACCTTTTAATGCTCCTGCTGTTTTTCGTTCAACATACACTACTAAAGAAGCTATTAAGAATAACTTAATTAATTTCTTTTTGACTAACCAAACCGAAAGATATTTAAATCCTACTTTTGGAGCCAATTTAAGAGCTTTTATTTTTCAACAAATTGCTGTTGGAAATTTAGAAAGTTTAAAACAAAATATACAACAACAATTAAGTACTTATTTTCCTAATGTTAATGTAGCAAGTTTAAATATTGACTCTATTAATGACCTTAACCAAGTGAATATTGAATTAACATACAATGTAATTGACACTGGTATATCTGATAACATTAATATTACCTTTACATAATGGCTAATAAAAAAAACATACAATACATAAATAAAGATTTTACAGAATTAAGAGCTAGTCTTATTGACTATGCTAAAACTTATTTCCCAAACACATATACAGACTTTAGTCCTACCTCACCAGGTATGATGTTTATGGAAATGGCCGCTTATGTTGGTGATGTTTTATCTTTCTATATGGATAACCAAATCCAAGAAAACTTTTTACAATACGCTAGACAACCTAATAATTTGTATGAGTTAGCTTATATGTTTGGTTATAAGCCTAATGTAACTCAAGTAGCTACTACTATTGTTGATTTTTATCAACAAATACCAGCTACTGGACCTACATCAAGTCGAGTACCTGATTTTAGTTATTCCCTTTTTGTACCCGCGAATTCAAATGTGACCTCAACTTCTAATGCATCTATATCTTTTCTAATTGAAGATCCTGTAGACTTTTCAGTCTCAAGTTCAGGTGACCCAACTGAAATTACAGTCTATGAAGTTGATGGAAGTGGTACTCCTTTATATTTTCTTTTAAAGAAATCAAGAAAAGCAATATCTGCTAACATAAACACTGTACCTTTTAGTTTTGGTGCTCCAGTTCAATTTTCAACTGTAGACATTAATGATGATAAAATTATTGGTATTTTGGATATTATTGATACTGATGGAAATGAATGGTATGAAGTAGATTATTTAGGTCAAGAAATGATTTTTAATTCTATTAAAAATACAAATGTTAATGACCCTAATTTATCTCAATATGCTGGTGATACTCCTTATATTTTAAAATTAGAAAAAATCCAACGTAGATTTGCTACTCGTGTTATTAATACTGGATCTTTACAATTACAATTTGGAGCTGGTACAGCAGATGATACAGATGAGGAAATCACTCCAAATCCAAACAATGTAGGTATTGGTTTACCTTTTGAACAAGATAAATTAACAACTGCTTATTCACCTGAAAATTTCTTATTTACTAAAACATATGGTATAGCCCCTTCCCAGACAACTTTAAATGTTAGATATCTAACAGGCGGAGGAGTAGAAGCAAACGTACCGGCTAATGATTTAGCCACTTTAAACTCTACCATTACTTTCTTAAACACAGGTTTAGCAACTGACACTGCTAATTATGTATTTGCTAGTTTAGCAGTTACTAATCCAGCGGCCGCTGATGGAGGTGGTGATGGAGATACAATTGAAGAAATTAGACAAAACTCTTCAGCTAATTTTGCTACTCAATTACGTAACGTAACTCAAAATGATTATTTAGTAAGAGCACTTTCAATGCCTGCTAGATATGGAGTTGTTTCTAAAGCATATATTGAGCCTACTAAAGCACAATCTATTTCAGCTGGTGAGTCTCAATCAGTATTGGATTTATATATTTTATCATACAATGTAAATAACCAACTAACAACTACTTCTTTAGCTTTAAAACAGAATGTTATAACTTATCTTTCTCAATATAGAATGGTAAATGATTCTGTAACAATTAAAGATGCCTTTATTATTAATATTGGAGTAAATTTTGATATTATTGTTTTACCTAACTTTAATAGTAATGAAGTATTAACAAGATGTATCTTAGCTTTACAAGAATATTTTGCTATTGATAGATGGCAAATTAATCAACCTATTGTTTTAAGAGACATTTATATTCTTTTAGATAGAATTGAAGGTGTACAAACTGTTAAGACAATTAACATTACTAATTTAGTAGGAGAAAGTTTAGGGTATAGCAAATACGCTTATGATATAAACGGAGCCACAGCAGATAATGTGGTTTATCCCTCATTAGACCCGTCTATATTTGAAGTAAAATACCCTAACCAGGACATCCAAGGAAGAGTAGTACCTTTATAATAAAACGAAATGGCTGTATTAAAAATATTCCCCGAAAAAGACACAACATTATACTCTTTATTCCCTAATATGAATACAGGGTTAGATGAGATAGTTGAAGCTACTCTTACAACTTTTGCTTATTCTGATCCTAACCCCCAAACAAGTAGATTTTTAATTAAATTTGCTGATGAAGACATAACAGCTGCTTTTGACCCAATGCCTGATAATATCTATCAAAGCGGAAGTTGGAATGCTATATTACAATGTTGGGTTTCTACAGTCACAGGATTAAATATTACTACTTCAGTTGATTGTTTCCCTGCTGCCCAAGAATGGGGAATGGGTACAGGACGTTACTTAGATGATCCTATTTCAACAGATGGTGCTAGTTGGATCTGGGCTGACTACTCAGGTAGCAATCAATGGATTATTCCTCCAGTTGCTGGTGCTACATCATCATTTACATCTTCTGTTCCTTCAGGAGGAGGCACTTGGTATACAGGATCTCAATATACAGCGTCTGTAACTTTTAGTTATAGAACAGATAAAGATCTTAATTTAAATGTAACTAACACTCTTAGAGCTTGGACAACAGGTTCTGGGTCTGTACCTCTTACAAAATTACCTAACCATGGTTTCTTATTAAAACAAAGACAAGAATTTGTTAATAATAAAAACTATCAACCGGAATTAAAATATTATTCTGTTGATACTAATACTATTTACCCTCCAGCTTTACAAATTAGTTGGTTTGATTTTTCTTGGAATACAGGGTCATCAACTCAAACAATATTAAATACACTTCCTGCTACAATTAACTTAGCAGATAATCCTGGTGTTTTCTATAGCCAGAGTATAAACAGATTTAGAGTTACTGCTCGTCCTGAATACCCAATTCAATTATGGCAAACATCTTCAGTATATACAAACAATTTCTATTTACCTTCAGGTTCATCAACTTGGGCTATTAAAGATTTAGAAACTAATGAATATATAGTTGATTTTGATAATAGCTATACTCAGATTAGTGCGGATGCTACTTCAAGTTATTTTGATGTTTATATGGATTTCTTACAACCTGAAAGATATTATAACATTTTAATTAAAACTACTTTAAATGGTTCAACAATAGTATTTAACAATCAATATTACTTTAAAGTTATTAATGGATAATGTCTGAAACTATACAATTAAATAAACAAGTATATGTAAAACCCCAATATGAAAGGGTTATTGATACTTCTTTTACTCAATTAGTTCAACCACCACCAGTAGCTCCTACCTCAATACCTGCTATAACAGTAGCAGAATTTTTTCAAAATTATCAAGAAATATTTTTCCAAATACCTAAATTTGGAAGTGTAAATTCTCATGAGTACCTTATACAAACGAGCCAAGGTTACATAGGTGGTAATCAAGCTGATGATGGTACTATACAAGCTTTAATTGATGAAATAACTCAATTAAGACAAGAAAACTTAGACCTACAACAACAAATTTTAACAGGAAGTCTACCAATATAAAATGAATAGAATAGTAAATATCAATTCAATTAACCCTGAAACATTTGAACTTCAAACATATTCTGTTGAAGATAGTTCTCTTATTGCTTCCTTTGAGGTAGAAACTTCATTTAATCCATCTATAGATAAAGTTGAGTATTTTATTTATGATTTAAATGGTCAAATAGTTTATAGTAATGTTAATGGTTATCCTAACTATTCATTAGTTAATAACACCTTAACCCTTGATCCTGTACAAGATTTAACTCAACAAGGATTTAATAATGGACAATATAATACTGTCTATAATTTTGTAAGCCCTAAACTTTCATCATCACCTACTTTCCCTTATTTTATTTCAGAAATAAGTTCAGACGGTACTGAAGTAAGATTAGATACTACAATTATACCTAATCAACAGGTAATTTCTTCTTCATTAGAATTAATAAATAGTATTAATACTACTACAGGAAGTTATTATGATTTTTATTTAGATTTTGGAGATAATAATTTATTAATTGCTGTTAATGCTTTACTTGATACTTCAAGTATTGATAACCCTACAGTGTTAATTAAGTTATATGAACCATTACCATCTTTATTTCCATTACAAACTCAATGTTGGGTTGTTACTCAAACAGCTAACTCTATAGCTTATAACATTGATATTAATTATGTTTTTGATAATTTAGATAACAATGTTTATTTAAAAGGTCCTAACTATAATTTAAGCTTATCAGATCAAATAAACAATTCAACTGATTATATTAACTATAGTAATTTAAAAAATGCTACTAGTTCTTATAGCCAGGGAACAGGTAGTTTTAACTACCAATTAAATAATATTTTAGCTCAAACAGGAATAAACATTAATGTTGATTATTCTGAATATTCTAACTTTATACATTTTTCTTCTGCTTTAACTAGATTAGAAAATTTTTATTATAAATTAGGATTATTAGAAGAATACACATATAGTGCTAGTTTATCAAACATTCCTTCAAGTGGTTCTTATTATGTTTCTTCAAGTAATATAGTTTATCAAAATAAAATTGATGAAATTATTACTACTTTTGACTCATATGAATATTATCTTTACTATACTTCAGGATCTACATCTTGGCCTAAAACAAATAGTAACCCACCATATATAAATGTTTCAACTACTTCAACAGCTGGTTTAAACTTTTTAGCTACCCAATCATTAGTAGCTGAAGAATATGACCTTGAAAATAACAATGCTTTAGTTTTAGCTATACCTTCTTACATTAGAGAGGATAGTGAAAATGCTAATTATGAGTTATTTGTTGAGATGATAGGTCAAATGTTTGATAATGTTTTCCTATATTTACAAAACATTACTACTAAATTTGACGCTGATAATAGATTAAATTATGGTGTTTCAAAAGATTTAGTAGCTGATATTTTAAGAGATGCTGGTATAACAATATATCAAAATAATTTCTCATCTAATGATTTATATCAAGCTTTATTAGGTATAACTCCATCAGGTAGTTTATATAATTTACCTTATACAACAACTCAATACCCTGTACCTTCTGATTCTTTCCTTGATTATATAACAAATTATGTTACTGCTTCTTCTACCTCATCTTTATACCCTACAGATGATATAAATAAAGAAACATATAAACGTATTTATCATAACTTACCTTTATTATTAAAGAAAAAAGGATCAGTAGCAGGTTTAAGAGATTTAATTACTACTTATGGTATCCCTGATACTGTTTTAAGAATTAATGAGTTTGGAGGTAAAGATAAAAATATAAATAGCTATGATAACTGGCAAGATGAATATAATTATTCATTCTATACTAGTGGTTCATCTTATATAAGTTCATCATTTGAATTAAACACATTATGGGGAGCTACAGGTGATGTTCCTAGAGCTGTTGAATTTAGATTTAAAACAGATGGTTTACCAACTAATACAGCTTCAATTAGTAATGTAACTTTATTTGAAGCAATAGGATTAGTTCTTGAACAAAGTATCTTATCTTTAAGATATACAGGCTCAGGATATGTAAGTGCCTCTTACTCAGGTTCAATCCCTAGTCCTTATAATGAGTATGCTATATTAGATTTTGTTCCTGATAGAAATAACCCAACAATTTCATCTAGTATTTATTTACCTTTTTATGATGGAGGATGGTGGTCAGTCTTAGTAAATACAGACAGTACTACAGGCTTTACTTTATATGCTGCTAACAAAAATTATGATGGAGAAGATGGAAACACAGTTAGTTTCCAAGCCTCATCTTCAGTGACCGCTGCCCAAACAATTTGGAATGCTACAAACACTATATATTTTGGTAGAGAGGTATTTAATGCTACTCCTTTATTTACTGGTTCGTTCCAAGAAATTAGATATTATTCTCAACCAATAACTAAAGATAATTTTGATTCTTATGTTATGAATCCTTACTCTATTGAGTCAAGTGAATTCTTAGCATTTAGAGCTTCATTAGGAGGAGAACTATACACTGGTTCAAATTCAATCCATCCTAAAGTAACAGGTTCTTGGGTTGCTACATCATCTTTTGCTTCAAATAGTGTTTTTAATTTTAGTGGAAGTTATTCTTGGGTTCCTAACACTGAAGTATTCTATTTTGATCAAGTACCAGCAGGTATTCAAAATGCTATATCTCAAAAGATAAAAACAGGAAATACTGTTTTACCTTATAGTAGTAGTTTAGCTAACGTTCCTGATGCTAACGTTTTATCTCCTTTTAGATCTATTCAACAACAATTTCCAGCTAGTGAAAGTTATACTAGAGATATTGATTATGTTGAAATAGCTTTTTCACCTCAAAATGAAATTAATGAAGATATAAATTCTCAATTTGGTTATTTTAACATTGGTGATGTAATTGGAGATCCTAGATTTCAATCTTCATCTTTAGATTATTATCCTGATTTAGAAGATTTAAGTTATGCTTATTTTGAAAAATATGAATCTAACTATGATTGGAATGATTACATTAGATTAATTAAATTTTTTGATAACTCATTATTCAAATTATTACAAGACTTTACTCCGGCTAGAGCTAGTTTAGCAGCAGGTATTGTTATTAAAAATACATTATTAGATAGAAATAGATATCGTGTACCTCAAGTAACACCTTCATCTTCTATTGCTTTTATAGGTAGTGGCTCAACTAATATTCCTTATGTAGTTGAAGACCAAACTATTACTGGATCTATTGATGTTGGAAATATTGAAGGAACAAATGGTGGTTCAATGCCTGAATTATTTGGACAAACTTCCTCAGTATTCACTTATCCAGGAGCAGTAAATGTAAACCAAGTATGGTATGGGTCTACTCCGTCTTTAAGCGGCTCTGTTCCTTTTACCGAATCAGCACAATTAGAATTCTTTAATGGTGAATTAAGCGGTTCAAATATAGTAGCTACAACAGGATTATTAAGTGATTGCAATGTAGAAATAATTCAAGTATATAGTACTGCCTCACTTCCATTACCTAAAGTATTAGCTGGTACTTATCCTTTTACAAGTTATAGACTTAATGTAGAAAAAACATATTATATTTCATTCACTTTAAGCAATGATGCTGGAGCATCAGGTACTGGAGGAGGAAGAATATTTTATTTTGATGAAAATGGAACTGATTATGTCATTTATGATAATGATACTTTAGCACCAGGAGCATCAGTTACTATCACTCAGTTAGAAATTAGTAATGTTTTAGGAAATCAATTTTCTAATGCTTCATTAGGGACAAACCCAACAACATTTAATGTTCCTCTTTATTTTGTAGGATTAGATCAAAATATTATCAATCCATCAACTCCAACTTTAACCAACTTCATTATATATGAGGCTTATATTGAGCCAGATTGTTTAGTTGTGTCTGGAGACGCCCAAGTACCTAGACCTAGTTCTAAATACATGGCTGTTGACTTTGGAGGTGAACAAATTATAGCAATTAATGAACAATCTATTTTAAGTGGAAGCGCTACTAAAGCTGCTGTTCCTGATTCTAATTATTCTACAGCTAGAATAACTAATCCTAGATACAATGGTTGTAAATTAACAACCTATGCTTCAAGATCAGCCGCGGAAACTTATGTAGAGTATTTTGGATATTTTAAATATATTGAACCAAAAACACGCATCCCTAGTCCTTTAGGTGTAGTTAATTTGTTTGCTATAATTGATATTAATGGAAAATCTACTGTAATCAATAGTAGTGATACTCAATTAGGTACTGTTGAAGATATGTTCCTTTCAGGCTCATTAGCTACAGTTTTATTCCCTACAGTGTCTACAGGTAGTATTCTTACAGGAAGTCAATACCCAGTAGAAATACCAGCTGGATTTTATGGACCAGGTAATAATTACCCTATAACACAAAGTGCATTTAGCGTGACTCTTGACAGTTATTTCCTTAACTTATCACAATCAAGTAATGATGGAATTATCATACCAGGTAATTTTAATCCTTACTTTACTGGATCTTTTATAGAACTAGCACAAAATGCAGGATACTTTAAAACTTTATAATTAAAATTTAATAAACTTATATATTTATAATAAAAATAACAAATGGGATATTTAAATAATACCGTAGTAACAGTAGACGCTATCTTAACTGATGTAGGACGCCAATTGTTAGCTCAACAAAATGGCCAATTCAGAATCACTCAATTCGCTTTAGCTGATGATGAAATTGATTATACT